AAATGTTGTTGTATAATAAAATGAATCATTACTCGCAAAGTTTATCTGAGCAAGAATTATATACCGCAGAAGAATTAAAAATTGAAGATGAAGAAGAAGAAGAAATAGATCACATGACATTTAAAGATTTTTATAAGATCGTAGATGATCTAAAGAAATTTCATCCAACATTTAGACCACAGGACTTTAAAGCGTTTATGAAATCAGATGAGTTTAAAGAACAATACGATGATATCGTATCTGCGTTTCTCGACGACTTCGGCGATTTAACGATGGATAACGCATATTACCGCGATGTTGTTATTGCCCTTAGCACAATTGGTATTGAGATACCAAAACCACGTACGAAGAATAATTCCGTAAATGACGAAGATGAAAATAATAATGTTGTTGAAGATAAAACAGATGAGTTACTTTTCAAAGAAAGAGTTCTCGCTAGACAAACTAGCGAAGTCGAAGCGTAAATTTAAGAAGTATGATGCGGTCTTAATTAATAAGATTAATAATAAAATTGTAACTATACCGTTTGGAGATAACAGATACGAACAATTTAAGGACACTACGGGCTTGAAATTATATAGTAATAAAGATCACGGAGATAAACAAAGAAGAGCGTCATATAGAGCAAGACACGCTAAAGATGTTAGGGACGGTTATTATTCGGCTGGATATTTTGCTTTACGTTACCTGTGGACTTAAATGTAACTATGCTTTAGGTATAGCATAAATCTAATAGATATTACTATTCCAATGGAAAAGCAAAGTAATATTTTCTATTTTTAAGGGAAAAATAGGAAATATCAAAAACCAAAGTCATTTTTCCTTATCTTTTTATATAAATACGCGTATTTATTAACCGTCACCATAGGGTTTAAATACTAGAATGAAAGGAATAGTTACATTTTATTATATTTCTTCTTTTTAATGAAATATTAAAATGAAATTACATTTAAAGATTTAATAATATATATAAAAATGGATTCAAGATCTTTTATTTATAAAATATATAATGAAGCAAGTGATTTGTTTTACATAGGTAGCACAAAAAATTCTATTAATGACAGATTGATACAACATAAATCTAATAGTAAAAAAAATAAAAACCATAGTTCATCTATATTATTTGATATGTATTCTGATAATAAGATAATTATACTAGAAGAATATTCTAATATAGATAGAATTGAATTGTATAAAAGAGAAGCAGAATATATTGCTAAATTTGCTGGAGATAAAAATTGTATGAATGTATATGGAAAATTAAATATAGGATCCTCAAAAGATAAGAGAGAATATATGTTACAATATGTTAAACTTACAGTAAAATGTGAAGCATGTAATAAAGATATTAGAAGAGGTTCTTTAAGTAGACATAAGCAAACGCAAATACATTTAGAAAATTTAAAACTTTTTGAAGAGAATGCTAATAAAGGAAAAACAATTCATATAGAGACAGATAAAAAAGAATGTATAGAAATAGATCCTATATTATCGAAAAAACAAATATATTATCAGACTCATAAAAATTATATAAGAAATGTTCAGAAAGAATATAAAAATAATAATAAAGAAAAACTGAAAGATTACTTGTTAGAATGGAAAGAAAATTTACCAGATGAAAGAAAAAATCAAATGAAGAAAAAAGCAAAAGAGAGAGTTTCTGAAAAAATGAAATGTTCAACGTGTGATTGTTTTTTTAAAAGAGGTAGTCTTCTTAGACATAAGAAAACTCAGAAACATTTGAAAATATTAAAAGAAAATGATATAGAAGAAGAGTTTATAGAAATGTCAGAAACTGTTATTATAGAATCTGTAGAATATCAAAATTAAATATTAAAATGAAAATAGATTTTAAAAAATAAACCCATCTTAAATAAAAATGTTATTCAAAGCGAAGAGCAATTCTGCACATACGATAAAAATTTTAGCAGAGATACTTTACAACAATGTTAAAAATATCTGTCTGGAAATCAGTAAAACCGGTATAAAGATTCACGCTGTTAATTCTCTCAGATCGATCTTATTAGATGTGGAATTATCCTCTGATAATTTTAATTTATATAAGTATAAAAGCACAGAAACTTTATATGTTGGTATATGTGCGTCTCATTTCTATAAAATGCTGAGATCAATTAAAAAGAAAGACTCTATATGTTTATTTATATCAGAAGATGATAGGCACGAATTAGGTATACAAGTTACATCATCTGAATCTGAGAGAACAACCACCTCTTATATTAATATTACGTCAGAACAAATTAATATTACAGAACTTCCTAGCGGATATACAAAATCTAACTTAATACAGGCTAGTGAATTCTCAAAAATGATTAAAGATTTACAGATGATCGGGAAAAATATACGAGTAGTCAAAGATAATTATTTAACGTTTGCTGCATCTATAGAAAAACTGTTTAAGCGTACAGTCGCTTTTGGAGATAAAGACGACCAAGAAGATGAAATTTTTGATGCGGTTTATTCTACAGAGTTATTTTCTAATATAAATAAAATAAATAGTATTTCTAAAATAGTTCATGTATCTGTAAGAATCGGTTTACCGATCTTTATAAAAACCGATATCGGATCTCTGGGTATTTTGAAAATTTTTATAAAGTCTATAGAAGACGTGGAACTCGATATAGACGTTTAAGAAAATGGTATTAATAATAAAATGAACACACCACAAAAATTGGTTTTTGACTTATTGGATAATGACGTTAAACGTGAGTATAAGGAATATATTTCTTGTATGCGGGGTATACAACTGAAAAATTTATATATCAATATGAGAGCATCGTATAAATTTTGTTCTAAATTAAATAACATTACTAACGATATGAAGATATGTTATAGCGAAAGTATGATTAAGCAAATTAACACAGGAATTTTTGATGATGATGCTTTATTGATCGAGCGTTGTATGAAAGATATTAGGGAAAGTATCCCACTTATTTTATTACCGGAGCGTGAGATAGTTAATAAAGAGTTGAAATTTATCTGTGAATGTAACAGTAGAATACGAAACGCAACATCTAATATTAACGCACATTTACTGGGAAATGCTCATAAACGTTATATTGAGAAACAAAAGTTGATGGAATGATTTTAATACTGTAGACGGTATTAAAAAAAATATTAAAGTGAATCATATCCTGTATATCCTATATTAGTTCTGTAAATCTCTCCCATGTCTTTTAGAAGATTTTTATCACGTTTATCTAATTCTAAGCATCTAATATTCCCTCCCGTTTGTAAAAATAATTCATATATTATAGCGAGTTCTGATGCTTCATTACATTCGTGAAATTGATCCCGTAGAATATGCTGACGTTTTATCGCCTGTTGGGTACTGTTAGATAATGTGTGTAAAGTTAGGTTATTAAATTGGTTTAAGAAGTCCATTTCTTTACTTTAAATTACATTTCTTTAGATCTCAATTAAAATTAAATACTATTTAAAAGAATGGAAATTAAATTAAAGAAATGGTAAAATACGATCAATCTACGATATACAAATTGTGCTGTAATAATTTAGATGTTACGGAAATTTACATCGGAAGTACTACGAATTTTAATAGGCGTAAAAACCAACATAAATTTCGTTGTAACGACGAAAAATCAACAGGCTATAATTATTATGTATATCAATTTATTAGAAATAACGGCGGCTTTCAAAATTGGTCAATGGTAGAAATTGAACTATTTAACGCACGTGATAAGAAAAATTTACACAGACGAGAACGCTACTGGATAGAAACTGAAAAAGCCAGTTTAAATATTGGTAGAATTGCTTTAACAAAAGAAGAAATAAAAGCAAATGCGGCTGAATATCGCGCTAACAATAAAGATAAAATTAAAGCAAAAAATGCTGAATATTACGTGAATAATATAGATAAAATTAAAGCAGATGATGCTGAATATTATGCGAACAATAAGGATAAAATTAAAGCAAATGCGGCTGAATATCGCGCTAACAATATAGATAAAATTAAAGCATATGATGCTGAATATCGCGCGAACAATAAAGATAAAATTAAAGAAAATGCGGCTGAATATCGCGCGAACAATAAAGATAAAATTAAAGAAAATGCGGCTGAATATTACGCTAACAATAAAGATAAAATTAAAGAAAAAGTAACCTGTAAATGCGGTTCAATTATATTGAAAAAACAAATTAACCAACATAATAAAACTAAAAAGCACCAAACGTTTCTACAACAGTAAATTAAATTTTAAATTTTTACAACTTTTAAAATAATAATATTATTCTTAATTACAACTTCTGCGTCATTAAATTCAGAACACTCGTCACAGAAAGCCTGTGAGTATATTTGTTGTTTATTTATTTTAAAAAACTGCGCCATATCAGATACAGCGTGAGTACATAGAAGCGCATATTTTTGTTTATCTAATTGTTCAGTTATTTTCTTAAAAATTTCTTCAGATAATTTTACATAACTTGTGAAATTTTTGAATTCTACTACATATGTATCTCCGTCTTTTTTTGTAATATATGATTCTAGATACTCAACCTCATAAAAACTATTTACAGAAGAGTTCATGATCTTTTGTGTTAACTCACAAATCGTCAGATAAGATCCGTCAGATAAATTTTGTTTTTCTTCGTCGACGATTGACTGGAGTTCTTGAATAGCAACTACGTTAGTAGAAACTGTGTTATTCATATTTATTTTATAAATATCTTGTCTTAAAGTTAATAAATTACTTAAAAAAAACAAGCGAATATCTTGTTCCAGTAAATGGTTCAGACGAATGTACTATTTTTGACCCATCAAAAATTATACTGCTTTCTTGAATATTAAATTTAACTTTATCTCCAGTTTCTCCGATATTATGTAAGACAGTCTCACCTCCTATATAATCGTAAAAGCCTACTAACAAACTCTCTCCAGAATTTTTCTTATCTAGATGTTGCTTCGCTACTGTATTTTTATTCACATAGACTGTGTTAAATGTAAAGTCTGGCATATGTAAATCGATAAAATTTTTGAATAAGGGCAGTATATGGGGATATTTTTTGGTATTTACGCTATCTTGCCTTTTACCCATATAAGTAGTTAGACCAAAAGATGTTTGTCTTGCGTTTCTCTGATTAAATGTTCCTGTTCTATTAGAGTGATGTCGTCGAGGGATTACACCAACATTTGTAAATACGGTTGGGATATTAATTTTCTCTAAAGCGTCGTATATTATTTTTAAATTATTTTTATCAGAAGATGATAATTTTGTAGAAGTAACTGCGTCCATTTATTTTAAGAGTTTTTATTTTTAGACTTAATTTGTAATTTATTAATTTTGTAATTTTAACAAAGGTGGTATCCTTTGTTAAAATAAATGTTAGTATTCTACTCACGAGTTGGCTTGAAGTTATCCCACAATAATACCATATTTTTGATAAAAATCTTCTTTCTGTTTTGTATTATGTGCGGAAGAATATCGACCGCGTTTCAGGTCTAATCCCATTTCACGATATAGTTGATTTCTCTCTAAATAATCTTGAGCCTGTTTAGCCTTGTTTCTATCTTTAGTTTCTTGTCTTTGGGCATCTGTTTTTAGAGGTCGGCCGGATTTTTTAATAGTTTGCGTAATGTTAGACATTTCTTATTTTATTATATATAAGTTTTTAAATTATATTTTTATAAAACTATTTAAAAATATATTGCTTATGATAAAATGGAGCAGTTATACTTTTATAAATCTGCTGTGGTTGATGATGAAAAAATTAAAGCGCAGGATCTAATGTTTTTAGATGCAAAAAAGAAAGACAACTTCTTTTTTTGTTCTCGAGATAACATATATCCAAACTGTAAAGCAGGCTGTAAAAAATATACTTCTTTTAAAAATATTGATGACTTTTTAGAGTATGAAAAAACACTAGATAAAAATGACTTAAATATGTATGAAATGTTGACCGATGAGGTAGTTGAAATTTATGATATAGATGGAGATTATACGAAAGATACTTTTCTAAACGATGATGGTAGTAAAATTTCTTACGACAGAGTAATTGAAGACTTTATTGATGCACGATTGGATTTTCAAGAAGAATACTATTCAACTATTCCACTCTCTAGAAATAACTTTTTAATTAAAAAAACAGATGATCCAGAAAAAATTGATACTCCTAAAGAGAAAATTTCTCTACACATTATAGTTAGAAATAATATGAAGTTTAAAGATATTTATGAACTTAAAAAATTTACTCAAAAGTTTAAAAAATACGCTTCTCAAGTTTACCCAAAATTAATTTTTGACAAGTCTATATATTCAAAAAATCGTAACATACGAATTCTAGGACATTCCAAAGCCGGACAAGTTGGACGAAATTCTTATAGATATCCAGAGTTTTCTTTATTTAATGATCAAAGTAACCGTAGATTGTTTTACGCATCTCATCTTATTGGAGAAGAAAAATATTACCCAAGTGATATTGACGAGAAAGATGAATTTATTATTGAGAATAAAGAAGATCCGATTGTATATCTTTGTAGTTCTACAGTTGTAGGATGGTTAATAGATCTTATTTTGGAATCTATAACTGCTAAAAAACTTTCTATATGTGACGCAGAGATTCCAGATAAATTAAATTATGCGGATTGGCAAAATTTAGTATATACTGTTTTTAATTGTATAAAAGACGAACTACCATTTAATATTAAAAAAATGTTTGAAAAACTATATCCTTATTATAGACATTCTGTTCCTTCAGAAATTGAAAATGTTTGGAATAATATGTCTAATTACATCGGTACATATGAAAAATTAACTATCAAAACTCTTCATTATTTCGCTAGACAAAACCCAAAATACAAAGACGTTTTCCCAGACGAATTAAAAGCCCACAAAGAATTTTTTGCTTTAATATTGTATAAAAAATTTCTTAAAAAAGCAAATAAAACTTTAGAAAGGGGTTTGGAAACTAATTTATATCCGATCAAATATATTCACGAATTTCCACGGTTAGTTCAACTTACTGAAAATAACGTTTACTCATTAGAATATATTCAGAATATTATCAACTCAATCTGTTCAAATATTTGTAACGGCGGTAAAAACGCTATATATGCATATACGAAAGATTATGATAAATCGTCTCAAAAAGATACAAGTAATTATACGATCAATAAGTATAAAACTCTTAGTTCTGGGGGAGGGTTTTTGAATATATGTGTAAGATTAATTCATCCAGAGTTTGAAGAGAAATATAAATTGTATAAAAAACAAGAACAAGATCTAGCGAATGGTGCTAGAATTAAGCCGAAAGATCTACTTGTATGTCCGTCAATATTTTGTTATAGAATGATGACTGATGATAAATCTTGTAAATCAATTATCTCAACTATGTTTACTGACAATTTATTTAAGACGTATAGAAAGGCTGTTTTTGAACCGTATTTACTAGAACAAAAAGTAAATAAAGATTGTCTTAATTTATTTACGGGATTTCCGTATGTAGATTCTCTGAAAAGTGGAAAAGTAGATTCTTATCTATATGAGAATAGTCTTATATTTAAAAATTTTAAAGAGAAACTCTGTAACGGAGTAAAAGAACCGTCATCTTTTGAATATGTAGATAATTATATTGCTCATATGGTTCAAAAACCTTCGGATAGACCCGATTCTATGATTATACTTTCTGGTAAACAAGGTACTGGAAAAGATTTATTTATAAGTTTTATTGAGGCTATGATAGGGCAGGATAATGTAGTTCATATTGATAAAATGGAATCTCTACTCAAAAGTTTTAATAGTAGTATAGCGAAAAAATTATTAACAAAAGTAAATGAAATCTCTGACAAAGGTATTCACATAGATAAACACGATCAATTGAAAGAAAAAATTACTTGTAAATATTTAACTATTGAACCGAAAGGATTTGATTCATACCAAATGGATCACGTCTCTCGGTATATTGGTTTTACGAACAAAGACAATATTTTGAATGTAGAAGAGTCAGATAGACGGTTTATGATGATTAAAACTGAAAATGATATGGCAAATAATATTCCTTATCATACTCAAATTAAGGCTGAAATGGATAGTATTGAGATGATCAAATCGGCTTTCTGTTATTACGCAACAAAAGATATAAGTAAATATAGTCCTAGAATAATTCCAACTACTGAATATAAAAACGAACAGAAGATTAATTCGCTACCATACAGTCTTAAATTTTTGTTCTTTTTATATGAAGATACTTTAACAGATAGTTCGGAGATATATACGAGACACGCCGAAGATATTTACGCAGATTTCTTGAATTGGAATGTAAAAATGGGTAATACTAAAAATACTCTTAGAATTAATATGGTAAAAGACTTTGAACGGTTGGGATTAGAAAAAATACGCTTCAGAGTTAATAACATACAAAAAGTAGGTTTTTCGTTCTCATATAATGGCTTACAAAAATGCTTTAGAGAATATTTAAAAGATCAGGCCTTAGTTCTACCTAAAAATTAAATGTTCTATTTATTTTTTTTTAAAATACAAAAAGAACATTAAAATCAAGTAGAGTGGAGGTTGATTGTTCGAAAAAACGTGTTTTTCGTTTTTATTTTTATACTCTTATATATATACGTATTTACTCTTTCTATTTTTTCTTTTTTTTTTTATTAATATAAAAAAAAAAGAAAAACGAACGTATTTTATCACAAGCCATTAATACCTTCAAAATTTTATCTTTGGATTTTAGAAAAACCCTAAGATGACTTATTTAGACTGTTAATAGGTTGGTATATTTTTTTTGAACAACTTTTTAAAAAAGTTCTCTTTTTTGAACAATTATAATTACCTATTTAAAAACAAATTTACTATTATAAAAAAATGAATACGTCTACAGTTACAGTAGACGTCACAGTAGAAGCTTGTTTTTACTGCAATCAAGAAGTAGAAGAAACTGACACAAAGTTTTGTTGTATGTGGAGTGAGTATTTTTCATATACTGGCTTAGAGGACTTTACAAGTAAAAATTTTAAACAAATGGTATCTGGAAATTATAAAATTAAAAGAACATGTAAAAGTAAAAAACGAACTTCTATAAAATACGATCCAACATCGCTTCATCTTCATACTGAAGAATTAGGAGCTATCACATTAAAATAAATTTGAATTACTATCTAAAGAAATGATTACTTTAATAAAACTGATAATGACTGATATTCAAAAATGTTCAAACTGTGGTTGTAAAAAATTATTAAAATTCTTTAAAGTGAGAGAAAATACTGGGAAGATTTATAAAACGTGTATAAGTTGTTGTGAAAGGTTTAAGTGTGAATTATGCGAATATACTTGTAGGTCAAATTGGGATTTACAAAAACATATTAAAATGATTCACGATAAAATAAAAGATTATGAATGTGATTTGTGCGAATATAAGTGTAGTCAAAATAGTAATTTACAGCAACATATTAAAATTGTTCACGATAAAAGTAAAGATTATGAATGCGATAAATGTGAATTCAAATGTAGTATAAATTCTCATTTACAAACTCATATTAAAATGGTTCACTATAAAATAAAAGATTTTGAATGCAACGAATGTGAATTTAAATGTAGTTCAAATAGTAATTTACAAAAACATATTCTAATTTGTAAAGGCTTAGACCACTCAAATAAATCAGGTTTAGAATTACGTACAAAAGAAGCCCTAGAACAACTTGGATTTATTGAAGAGGTAGATTATATTTTTAATTCAACTTATTCCAAACTAACCAATTTTTGCGGCAGACTTTTAAGACCAGATTTCCGTTTTCTAGACCATAAAATTATAATCGAAGCAGATGGCAGTCAACATTTTAAACCATCAACTTTCGGTGGTATATCAAAAGAACGATCAGAAGAATTATTTAAAATAACTCAAGAGTCTGATAAGATTAAAAACAGTTTTTGTGAAAAATATGGGTATAAGATGATTAGAATTTCTTTTAAAGATATTAAAGATGTGTTAAGTATTCTACACTCTGAATTAGATGAAATTATAAATTATTAATATATCATTTAAACTCAAATGATATATTAATATATGACGATCTATAAAAAGATTTGTATATGTTCAGGATATTTTAGTAAAGGATATATAGTAATTGATAAAAATCATAATATTATTAAGATAGTATATAAAAAACATATCTGCGGGAAATAAGTATACTCGCGTTTTTTAAAGTTGCTCCGAATTTGATTTTTTGAATATGAATCTTTCCTGCGGGAAATAAGTAATTCTACAAGGTACTTATTTTTTCATACTCGCGTTTTTAAAGTTTGCTCCGAAATTGATTTTTTGAATATGAATCTTTCCTGCGGGAAATAAGTAATTCTACAAGGTACTTATTTTTTCATACTCGCGTTTTTAAAGTTGCTCCGACATTGGTTTTCTAAAATTTCATATTCACTCTTTTTAAAATTGGTTTAGCGGTACTTTTAACACTGTTACTAACTTTCTTTATAAATTTATAAGATATATTAACTGGGTCCGATATCTCGTTTATAGCACTCTCTATAAAATCAAAAGAGGTACTATTATTAGAATCAAAATCATCAATTTTATCTTTTAAAATAACAAGTGCTTGTCTACCTCTTATTTCTTCTATAGGTATACAATCCCTATCTCTAGCAGAATAAACGCCTCCCTGTTTAGTACAGTATATAGCGAATTCGTCTGTAGATTTAAATCTCAAAATTTTAATTCCTTTCCCGTTTTTATCTAATTCAACGCGTTTAGTAGGATGATTATATAATCCCGGTAAAAATAGTTCAAATACTCCAATTGATAGTAAATCATCTTCATTTCCCCTTCTATAATAAGCCTCTATATTTGCGTCTTCTCTCTCAAAATATTCTCCATCATTATAAAAAAAATCTATAGCATCATCTGATATATTTTTAAAATAATTTATATTATGTATTCTTTTAACAGCAAAGAGATCTTCTTCACCCCCGAACCTATCATCTGTAAAGTTTTTAAATATTTTATTTACCGGAAATAGAAGAGAATAATTATCATCGCGTTTCATACACATATTAATATAATCGTCTTTTATTTGTTTACGACGTTCTGGGGAAATCTTATTAAATTCCTCAAGAAGAATTTTATCTGAAAGATTTGCCATTTATATTAACTAGTAATTTTTTATTATATTATATTATTATAAATATGTCCCAATTCGCCGATATGAAAATAGCCGGTCTAAAACAAGAATTGAGAAAACATCACCTACAAGTCAGTGGAAATAAAGCAACTCTTCTGAAACGATTAACTGACTTTTTACGACCGGTTGAACAAGAGGAGAAAAAACAGGAAGAAGAAAAACGTCCTGAAAGATTAAAGCAGTCTCAAAGACAAACAATTAATATATACACAGATGGTAAAGTAGATAAAACACATTCTAACGCTAAGAATATTTATATCGAACCTCGTTCTTATGAATTTCCGCCAAAACCGATACTTCCTTCCGGATATAATCCGTTTATGTCCACTTCCACATCTAGTTCATCCGGTCTCAAACCCACTGATAAATTGTATCCAATGCCGCAAAGACCTACTGCAGCAATTTTACAAGAATCAATCCCTTTACCACCAGACGTTAAGTTACCAAATCCGTCATATAATGAAGATGAAGATCTTCAAAAAACGATAGCGTCATTTGAGAAAATGCTGGGTGAAAAAGACGAAGATGAAAAAGAACAAGAGGAAGAAGAACAAGAGGAAGAAAGTAATGAACAAGAAAGCGAAGATATGAAAGAGTTAATAGAAAGCCGACAAAAATTTGAGGAAGAACTAGCAAAAAGAAACGAAGAGAAAAAGAATGAAGACGAAGGCGAAGAAATGGTACCGTACAGACAGAAAGTCCCAACAGATCCGGAATATCCTTTTGGCGTTGTTAAGAAAAAGAATATAAAGAAAAAATAATTAGTAGTAAATAAATGATTAAAACACTTTCAAGAAATCTACATATTCTAAAAACCGATCGCAAAATCCCGTGGGGATTTTCAACAGTTCTAGACCTTAAGAAATGCAACTATAAAATCAGAAACGAAAAAGATATTAAAGATTACGTCTACCAACTGACTGATCTAATTGATATGAAGCGTTATGGAGAATGTAAAGTAGTTCATTTTGGATCGGGTAATAAATCTGGCTATAGTATGCTACAACTTATTGAAACTTCTAATATCACAGGTCATTTCTGCGACGAAGACAATAGCGCTTTTCTGGATATTTTCTCATGTAAAGAATATGACGTCTTAGAATTAGAAAAATTCACAAAGAAGTTTTTTGAAGCAGAAAGTTTCATCTCAAGAACGACACCGCGTTACTAATTTTATTTTTATTTTATTTAAATAAAAATATTACTATTCTTTATGCGTAGGTAATCGTGGTCTGATAATGTGAGAAATCACACGCCGAAGTTGCGGTAAACGATACGTCCAAAGGATGTGTCGAGGTGTTTTGAAAGCTAACGTTTCCAGACGAGTAGCAAATCATCGCGCCTCCGTTTTTCTCATAAGTACAAAACTGTCTGGCAACGGTAGGACTAATGAAGACGTATTTAGTTTCAAATCTAACAGAATCAAACGGAGCCCACGTAGTCGAAGATAAAGTATGTAGCGATACTAGAAAACCGTTATCCAATACTCCGTAACCGATGACGTTACTTGCCCCCGTACTATTAATCTGTCCAATAGTCGTTATAGTTAACTGCTTATCCGCTTCAAACGGAGAACTAAAAAGTGTAGAACCAATTCCACCCGACAACGGGCTAACGACAATAACAGGTCCGGGAAAAATAGGTATAATTGGGTTGGATGCCGAATTAGACGAAAATTTAAGCGAAATCGGCTGGAATACAACACCATCAACTTTCAATTCAGCGGTATCTAAACTATTACATTTAATTGTATTTGCTCCAACATGCATCCAATCTTTTATTTCCAGATCAGAAGTTAGCTTGTTCAAACTCATTTATATATAGATTTTTTTATTAAATTTTTTTAAAATATTTTATTAATATAAAAGATGTCTCTTAACAAGTTTACAGATTTATCAAATAAGCCGTGGATGAAAATTGGATGTGATAAAATCACATGCAACGAGCTTCTCGCCAATACGGATGTTACGACTCAAACTGTTTATTGTACAAATCTCAGTCTTGCGGGTGAAACTATCCGAGGAAGTCCTCTTGTGTATAGCACTCTTGGGAATCCAACGACTGCATCAATCGCCACAATTACAACCGTTGTATATGAAGCAACTCCAGCTATGGGAACTTTAGTTTCAACTGGCTATAAAGCTGGTGACCAACTACAAATAGTAACTCGTGGAATAATTAACTCTTCTTTTTTAAGTAACAATGTGAGTGTTTATTTATATGGTGGCGCTACACAGTTAAATGAAATTATAATATCTGCTGGCGATTGGACAACAAGTACTGATATAGTCGTTACATCAATTTATAATTTTATAAATTCTACACAAGCCTATTTTTATTCTACAGTTTCTTTGCCAACTAATAATCAAAATATTTCATATTCTACTATTAATTTCCCTGCTTTAGCGCCTTATAATTTAAGTATTGCTTTGAGTTCTGTAGCTCCTGCTTCTTTTACGCATATACAGACAACAATAACTTTAATTTAAATCTAAATAATAATTTTATATATTAATTTAATATAAAATGATGGACTTAATGAAAGTTCTAAATCTTATCATAAAAGCTATGCTTATTGTTGAAAAATTAATTACGCTTGACGGAGATGGCAAAAAAAATTCTGTTATATTGTATATGAAAGAAAATTTACCAGAATATGATAAATACGCACTTATTATTCCTGTTGCTATTGAATTGATCGTTTTACTTTCTCGTCAGAAAAGAGTAGCAATAAATCTTAAAAAATATGGATGTATAAGTTAATAACTACGTAGTTAATAAAGATTAAAATAAAACACTCTATCAATTCGATGGACAAATTTTAAATAACAATTCAAAGTCGCGGTGACATCACAAAGTGAATTGTGGCATCCTTTAAACTCTTCTCCAAATAATTTTAAATGAAGTTCTTGAAGTTTAGGCCACTTAAAATTTCCATACATCCCATCTAATTGACAAAAATTTATTGTTTCCATCATCGTGCAGTAAGATAGTTTTTCGCTAAATAAATCAAACTCCTTCAATCTATCTAATCGCAACATTTCAGCGTGAATAACTTTTTTATCAAAAGCGTGATTATGCGCTACATTCAAATCGCACTCATACATATCTACAAAAAACTCCCCGATAACTTTAGCGAGTTCAACTCCTTTCTCTTGTGAAATAT